AGCCGAACATGGCTGGTGGTGGCTTGTTATCCAAGCTAGGCAAAGCTGCAAAGGCGGCTGAGAAAGTTATGCCAACTGCGCGTATTGGTCTGGAAGCTCCCGGCATCCTCATCCCTAACAAAGTCAGCAATATCAAAGAAGCCGTCCGTCAAAGCAAGGGTGAGTACGGAGCAAGGCGTGTAGAGCGTGCGGCTGACGAGATACCCAACCTTGAGAAGTTGTATAAAGAAGAGGCTCTTCGTCGGGCATTTGTTGGAGACAACGCCGCAGCAATGATGACGATGAAACCCGAAGACTTTGAGAAATACGCTATACCCCTACAGCCTCGCTTCATGGACAAGAACTCAACGCGGTTCACCACAAGCGGTGAACGGCTGGACTACCCTGAATACATGAACGAATACCTGCCAAATGTGGGTGCGTTTAATGATGTGCCGTTCCTCATGATCAACAAAGAGGAACAGGGATTGCCCCTCACTCCATTTATCTCCGGGCATGAAGGTCGCCACCGCAATCGTGTCATGGCTGGTAAAGGTGAGCAGGCTGGTCTTGTTCAGTTGTTGCCCCGCGCCGAATTGCGTGAACCGTTTCCGCGTAGAAGTCAAGAAGAGTACATCAACGCTCTTAAAGAAGAGTTGAAAATGACCGACAACATGGTGTTGCCTGAGCGGTTTGTTGACGAATTCAGCGATAAAACTATTAAACGCCCAGCCATTAAGCTGCCAGACGTTTACGCCAAAGGTGGAGAAGTAAACGGCCTCAAGAACGCCCTGAACAACCTACTGCGCACCGACAAGCCTGAAGTGCATATGAGTCTCGGTGGCGCTGCTGCTAAGGCTGCGGCAAAGGCTGCGAAGGCGGCGTACAGTCCCAAGGTGCTTAACTCAACGATTGAAAAGTTTGTAGCAAAGATTGCCGCAGACAATCCCAAGTTGAGCGAAGAAGATGTGCTGAAGAAAGCCACAAAGCAAGCCACTAGCAAACTGGAATGGGAGCGTGTGCAAAAGCCAGAGCTTGAAAAGACATATGGCCCATTGGTAAAAACGCCTTATTCAAAGACCAATGTCAACAAGATGCAAAACACCGCCGAGGTGGTGGCAGAACGCAAGCGCAAAGCCAACGAATTCCTTGACCAGCCTACTGAGCCTTGGACTCCTCCTGCGCCTGAATTGCAAGCATTTGACCGCTCGTCCATCAAGGACGCGCTTGAAGGCTTCCCCGGCGTAGAGCAGACTGCTTTTCCAAGGGATATACCCACACGCGCCAGCACATCTCATGTTGATGAGTTGTACGCTGACCCGGAGAATCGCGCCCTCATTGAAAAGCAAATTAAGCGTGGCCTGCCGCTTGGCGGTGAGACTTTCTACGCCTCGCTATACCCTGTGAAACAAGCGGTGCTAGAGGCGGGTATGCCTGCCGAAAAGTTTGACAGATGGATTCACTCGCTTGCGCCAGCGTCTGCCCGCAATTCCATAATGAACGAGATGGCCGTAGGGCAATTCATGCGCGACATGAACGCTAGAGGCATACCATTGACCGAAGAGAACGTGGCCCGCGAGATGGCCGTGTACAAAGAAAAGTTTGGCATTGGCTTGCCTTTGATGCCGCTTCATCGTGAGGGCGTGGCAAAAGTAATTGAGGGCGGGCAGGACTTGCGCGAGATGAGCAAGGCCAACATCCCAACCAATTACAAGATCCCAACATATGGTTCACAAAAGGCTGGCGACTTTGCCAACTCGGTGGTGCTTGACGTTCATGAGGCTGGAGGCCAAACGCAAGGCAGCAGGTTTCACCCGTACTTTAATGAGCAGGGCGGATTTGGCAACACCGAGTACAACGCTGGCGAACAGGGCTTGCTTGGCATTGCAGGGGATCTGGGCATACCCGGCGGCATGGCACAAGCTGGCCGATGGTTTGGCGGCGGAGAGTTGACTGGCCTGCGCTCACCACGGGGTGACGCCCTTGATCTGCTGGAAAAGCAAGTTGCTTACACTCTGAGCAAAAAGGGTATTCAACCCAACCCGGCAAATGTCCGCGCCGAAGTGCTGCGCCAAATTGAAACTGGTGAGGGTGATTTGCTCCCGTGGTATCGCAAAGAAGGAATGCCCGATGTAAGGCAGACAGGTCTTCAGCGCAAAGAGGGCGGCGAAGTGACAATGGAAGGTGGCCTTACCCACTGCAAGACTAAAAAGGTAAAACGACATGGCAACACAGTTCCCCATTGATCCAGAGTTTGGACGCTTCGTAGGCGGTGAGCCGCCAGACGAGGAGGCTGGCGTAGAGGTGGAGATGCCTCGCCTTGATGACTCCGAGCTAGAGGAGTTGCCTGATGGCTCGGTAGTTGTCCACATGACCACTAAGGGGCCACGCGAGGACGAGGACTTCTACGAGAACTTGGCCGACAGCGAAGACTTTGACACGATGGAGATCGACACGCTGGCCTTGCGCTACATCGAATTGGTGGAAAAAGACAAGAACGCCCGCAAGCAGCGCGACAAGCAGTACGAAGAGGGCATCAAGCGCACGGGCATGGGCAATGACGCCCCCGGTGGAGCCAATTTCAACGGAGCTTCAAAGGTCGTTCATCCAGTGATGGCCGAGGCTTGCATTGACTTTGCCTCCCGCGCCATCAAGGAGATGTTCCCGCCTGATGGCCCGACCCGCACCAAGATCTTGGGTGATGTCACCGAAGAGAAAACCACCATTGCCGAGCGCAAGTCAGAGTTCATGAACTGGCAGTTGACCGAGCAGATCGAAGAGTTCCGCGACGAGCAGGAGCAGATGCTCACCCAGCTACCGCTTGGCGGCTCTCAGTACATCAAGCTGTGGTACGACGAGAAGAAGAAGCGCCCTTGCGCCCAGTTCCTGCCAATCGACAATGTGCTTTTGCCCTACGCAGCGGGCAACTTCTATACCGCACAGCGCGTGACCGAGGTCGATGACATCTCCGATTGGGACTACAAGCGCCGCATCGCCTCTGGGATGTACCGCGAAACCCCATTTGCCCGTTCAACGATGGATCCTGAGATGACCGCCTCACAAAAGGCGACCAACAAGATCGAAGGCAAATCCATTGACAACAACGAAGACGGCCTGCGTCGGGTTTATCACATCTACACATGGCTGGAACTCGATGACGACAAGTTCTCTGGCGGCGAATCGGCTCCCTACATCCTGATGATCGACGACCTGTCGTCCGAAGTCATCGGCTTGTACCGCAACTGGGAAGAGGGCGACGACACGATGACCAAGCTGGACTGGGTTATTGAGTTCAAATTCATCCCGTGGCGTGGTGCCTATGCCGTGGGCCTACCCCAACTCATTGGAGGGCTGTCTGCGGCCCTTACAGGCGCTCTACGGGCCTTGCTGGACTCTGCCCACATCAACAATGCTGCCACGCTGCTCAAATTGAAGGGCGGAAAGGTCTCTGGACAGTCGCAAGAGGTTGAAGTCACGCAGGTGGTGGAGATTGAGGGCGCTCCCGGCGTGGATGATGTCCGCAAACTGGCAATGCCTATGCCATTTAACCCGCCCAGCCCCGTCTTATTTGAGCTTTTAGGCTGGCTGACAGGCGCGGCCAAGGGTGTAGTGACCACGGCAGAGGAAAAGATCGCTGATGTGAACGCCAACGCCCCTGTGGGCACCACTCAGGCGCTCATTGAGCAGGGCGCGGCGGTGTTTTCGGCCATCCATGCCCGTTTGCACGAGTCTCAGGGCCGTGTACTAAAGGTTTTGAGCCGCATCAACCGCTGGTACTTGGACGATATGCGCCGTGGCGAGATTGTGGAGGATCTGGAGATCACCCGCGAGGACTTCTCCAAGGTAACGGACGTTATTCCCGTCTCTGACCCGCACATCTTCTCCGAAACGCAGCGCATGGCCCAGACACAGGCTGTGATGGCGATGATGGAGAAGAATCCTGACCTGTTCAACAAGAAAGTGGTCATTGAGCGCTTCTTGAAACAGATTAAGGTGCCCGGAATCAACGAACTGATGGTCGATACCCCCTCGCCAGTCAAGATTGACGCTGCCAACGAGAACGTGGCTATGGCTATGGGCCAATCTGCCTACGCCTACATCGAGCAGGATCACCTTGCCCACATCCAAGTCATCTTGGACTTTGCTACCAACCCTGTGCTGGGTGCAAACCCTGCCATTGCGCCTACCTACCTGCCACGGGCAATAGACCACATCAAACAGCACTTGACCTTGTGGTACTTGAACCGAATGAACGGGTATGTGGATATGTCGATGGAAGGCGCAACACAGGACTACGAGATGTCCAAGCAACCCTCCAAGATCGACAAGCTGTTCTCTGCGGTATCGCAGCACGTTCGCTTGGACAGCGACGAGGCACTGCAAAAGGTCATGCCAATGATCCAGCAGATGATGCAGCAATTGCAGCAGGCCCAGCCCCAACCACCGATGGCACCAGATACCAAGGTGTTGCTGGACACCAGCATGGCCGAGACGCAGCGGCGCACCCAGCGCGACCAAGCGGAGATGGGACTCAAGGAGAAAGAGTTGCAGGCTAAGGTCGAGATGGACATGAAGAAGCTGGAGCAGCAGCGCCAATTGGACATGGAAGAGTTGCAACTACGCCTTGCCATCGCCGAGGGCGACCAAGAAACCAAACAACGCATCGAAACAGCCCGATTAACACGCGATGCGGCAAAGCTCAATTTCGAGCAAACCAAGGCTGAACCAACCCAAGGAGTACCTTATGGCAACCAGTGATCAGGAGCAAAAGAGCGTGCAGGTTCCCCAGCACAAGCGCATGGCTATGGGCGAGAAGCTCGACGGCCAGAGCATGAAGGGTTCTGCACCAACCAAACAGTCAGGAGGCTTATCACAGGCTAAGAAAAAATGAAAACCCTTGGCGATCTGATCGGTGGGATTAAGTCTAAGCAGGTTGCAATAGCTGCGTCCCTTGCTGCTGGAAATGCGGCGAACTGGGAGACTTATCAACGCATGGTCGGACAATATTTTGGATTGCAAGAATCCCTTGACATCCTTAACGACTTAATGAAAGAAACAGATGAAAATGAATGACCCGGTAGCTTTTAACGAAGCTGACGTAGCTTGGGCTTTTCCGAGCGTAGACCCCGGCGCAAAACCCCTTGGCGGACGCATCTTGGTGCAACTCCGTCGCTCAAAGCAGAAGACGACTAGCGCGGGAATCATATTGGTTGAAGAAACCAAAGAAACCGAAAAGTGGCAGAACATGGTGGCAAAGGTCGTAGAGATCGGCCCACTAGCGTTCAAACACCGTGACACCATGCTCCCGTGGCCCGAAGGGTCGTGGATTGAGGTTGGCGACTACATCCGTGTGCCCAAATGGGGCGGAGATCGTTGGGAGGTGCCTATTGAGGGCGCTGATGAACACGAAGACCCAGCTTTATTCATGGTGCTAAACGATCACGAGGTGATTGTGAAGATCACTGGTAATCCACTTGCTATGAAAGCCTTCATATGAACAAAGAATCCAAAGAAGATATTGACGACATGGCTGTCGTTGAAGAAAAAGACGGCTCTGCCACGGTAGAGCTACCCAATCACATGGAGTCCCCCAATAACGAGGGAGAAGAAGTCTCCTCCTCCGATGATGGGGACAGCGATCAACCGGGTGACACTAGCGCAATCCGAGAGGCTCGTCGCAACCGCCGACGCGCCAAAAAGGAGTACATCAAGCAAACCCACGTTGAAAAAGACGCCAAGCTGACGCTACTGGAGCGCCAGAATCAACAGCTTGTTGAGCGCCTGTCCGTGTTGGAGCGCAAGCAATCTGGCGCTGACTTGGCCCGATTTGACAAGGCGATTGAGGATGAGCAGCTACGCCTGCAATACGCCACAGCCAAGCTCAAAGAGGCTACGGACAACGCTGACGGCACCTCTTTTGCTAGGGCGCAGGAGCTTTGGTACGACTCCAAGCGCAAGCTAGAGGCCATGCAAAACTTCAAGTCACGGGCCGCTGAGAATGGTTCTGACACTGGGGCGGTTAACCCCAAGTTACAACGTCTGGCAAATAGCTGGATGGAAAACAACGACTGGTACGACCCAGACGGCAAGGATGAGGACTCCCAGATCGCTAAAGTGATCGACAACCGACTGGTTCAGGAGGGGTACGACCCCTCTACAAACGAGTATTGGGAGGAGCTTGACAGCCGCTTGCAAAGGCGGCTACCTCATAAGTATAATGATCGTCATGATGAGCAACCCAGAAGGAGACCTAAAAGTTTAGTGACCGGATCTTCGCGTGAATCGTCATCTCGCGGTAGCGGCAATTCTTTTGTTCTTGAACCCGAACAGGTTAGTGCAATGAAGGACGCTGGTATGTGGGATGACGCACAAAAACGCGCAAAGATGATCAAACGGTATGCGGAAGCAGCACGAAACAATAGGAGCTAAACATTATGGATTCTCGTCTTAAAAAAACCCTCAACGCAGGTGGCCGTGAGCAAAGATCTTCACAAGATGCAAGCCGCGCCGCCCCAGAAGAGAAGTTCATTTCTACGCAGGAACGTCGCAAGATGTGGAGCGATGAATGGACACAAAGTGCGCTGCCGAAGGTTCCGGAAATTCCGGGATGGCATCTTTGCTGGTTATCAACCACCAACGGATACGACAGTATTGATAAGCGGATGCGATTAGGGTATGTTCCCGTGAGAGCGGATGAGTTACCCGGATTCGAAAATTACCGTGTAAAGGCTGGCGAAGACGTAGGTTTTATCGCGTGCAATGAGATGCGCTTGTATAAACTTCCAATGGACGTTTATCAAGAGGTCATGATTCAAATGCACCATGAGGCTCCAATGGAAGAGGCGGACAAAGTCCAAATCCAAATTGAGCAGCTTCAAGGAAACCGCGATAGCTCAGGCAAGAGTCTGGGGAGTGTTGAAGGTGAAGGCTTTGGCAATTTGAACCGAACCGTCCAAACGCCCGTGTTTTACGGGTGAGGACTTAACAAAGGAGTTTCTATGAGTGCAACCTCTGCTCCGTTCGGCTTGCGTCCTTCGTTCCACCCATCGGGTCTGGATCGCGCTGTGGCTCTTGCTAACGGTATTGCCTCCGGTTACAACACCGGAATTTTGAAGGGTCAACCTGTTGCCCTTGATACGTCTGGAAACATCATTATTGCTACTGCTGGCAGCGCCTACCAAGGTGCTTTTGCTGGTCATGAGTACACCGATGTCACAGGCCGTCGCTTGGTCAGCAATCAGTGGGTGGCTAACACCGCCTACCAAGCTGGCTCTCAAGTGACCTACTACTACTCTGACCCGAATATCGTTTACGACATTCAGGCCAACGGTAGCTTGGCACAAACCTCGGTCGGCGATCAAGCCAACTTTGCAAGCGCTACTGCTGGTTCTACGACCACAGGCTTGTCTCAGTGCATGATCTCTACGAGTCTTGCGGGTTCTGGTAATGTGGGTGATATGCGCATTATTGGTTTGAGTAACGGCGTTGACAACGCTTGGGGTGATGCGTTTACTGTGGTGCAGGTTCAAGTGAGCCGCAGCCAGTTCGTTGCCACCATTAACGCTATTTAAGGAGCAATAAAATGGCAGCACCAATGCGCAGTACGGACTTTAGAAGCATCGTTGAACCGATAATGAACGAGTGCTTCGACGGAGTCTATGATCAACGTACCGACGAATGGTCACGGGTTTTCCGTGAGCAAGACGGTATTCCCCGCAACTACCACGAAGAACCCGTCCTGTACGGTTTTGGCGCGGCTCCCCAGTTGCCTGACGGTACTCCTGTCAGCTACCAACAGGGCGGCGTACTCTTCTTGCAACGCTATGTGTACAACGTGTATGGCTTGGCCTTCGCGTTGACCAAAGTGTTGGTTGAAGACGGCGACCACATCCGTATCGGTCAGGTTTATGCTCGTCACTTGGCTCAGTCTCTTATTGAGACCAAAGAGACCCTGTGCGCGAACATCATAAATCGTGCCTTTAACAGTGCCTATCCCGGAGGCGACGGCGTGTCTTTAATTAACACAGCCCATCCCATCGTGAACGGTACTTTCAGCAACCAGTTGGCTACCGCCGCTAACCTGAGCCAGACTTCTCTGGAGCAGATGCTGATCCAAATCCGCCAAGCTGTGGATAACAACGGCAAGAAGATTCGCTTGGTTCCCCGCCAATTGGTGGTGGCTCCGGGTAACGTCTTCCAAGCCGAAGTTCTGTTGAAGAGCGTCCTGCGTTCCGGTACAGCAAACAACGACCTGAACCCTGTCAAGTCTATTGGCTTGCTGGACGAAGGCGCTGCTGTTATCAGCCGCTTGACAAGCGCTACAGCATTCTTTGTCCAAACCGACGCGCCTGAAGGCATGAAGCTCATGATGCGCCGCAAGTTGGAAAAGACTATGGAAGGCGATTTTGAGACCGACTCGATGCGCTACAAGGCTACCGAGCGTTACATCCCCGGATTCACTGATCCGCGTGCAATGTACGGTACACCCGGCGTGTAAAACCAAGCGGGGCGGGAGTAAAAAACCCGCCCCTTTTTTTAATGTTTGGTCAAACTTTTCAAGGAGCAGACCATGCCTCAATTTTCAGATGATCTCTTTTTGGGTACGGCAGTAGGCTATCAAGGCCTCGATGTGTATCCCAACTCAGCCACATTTACTGGCTCAATCGCAACGACCACGTTGACCGTAACCGAAATGCTATCTGGTGATCCAATCACCGTTGGTATGTGGATTGACGGCGCAAACGTGGGCACAATTGCCTACATCACTGCCTTTGGCACTGGTACTGGCGGCGTGGGTACTTACACTGTAAGCGCCTCACAAACCTCAGCAAGCGCAACCATTACTGGTGCAGGAAATGCATTTTTGAGCAATCCCTCTCCAATGAGCGTTGGTGTTGGCCCTCTGGGCCGCGTCTACGTTTGGGACGTTGTTGCTCAGGCACTTGCGGCAAGTAATATTGCGGCTGTACAAACCACCTCAACAACAATTGCGTTGACTGCTGGTGCTTCTGTGACCTCAGTGGTGCTGACTAACGGCTCTACGGTGTTGCAGCTTGATTGCCCTCGCGCAGTCAGTATTGTTTCTGGTACTGGCACATTGACCAACCGTAACGTGACCGTCACTGGCTACGACTACTACGGCCAACCAATGAGCGAAGTGATCGCCACTGGCACTGTTCAATCGACCACGGTCGCTGGCAAGAAAGCCTTCTACCAAATTGCATCCGCAAGCATCTCTGGTGCTTTGGGCGCAACGATTGCTATTGGTACTACTGACGTCCTCGGCTCTCCTGTTCGTATCCTTGACTTGGGCTACATCGTCCACGCTGGCTACAACAACACCTTGGCTGACCACGCTGGCACTGCTGTGGCAGCCGTCACCGCTACCGCAACCACCACCACTGGTGATGTACGCGGCACGTTTACTCCTGCCTCTGCTACTGACGGCATCAAGCGCTTGGTAATGACTATCGCCCTGCCTGCAATTGCAGTCGGCCCCAACGCAACACGCACTGGCGCTTTTGGCGTCACGCAAGCCTAAAAGGAGAACGACATGGGTCAATTTAAACCAATGGTCAAGATGGAGACCACTGAGCCTTCAGTTGAACTGAAACTCAAAAAGGGTGGCAAGGTAACTAAAAAAGCTGATGGCGGGATGATGGGCATGGCCCCTCCTGCTGCTATGCCCCCTGCAATGCCTGCTCGTGGTGGCCCTATGGGCGCCAAATCTCCCTTGGCTCCCTCGTTGGCTGCTCGTCGCCGTGCTATGAAGATGATGGGTTCTGGCCCAGCCGCTCCTGTTGGCATGGCAGCAAGTCGCATGAAAGAGGGCGGCAAGGCTGACATGGGCCAAGACAAGGCCATGATCAAGAAGGCGTTCAAGCAGCACGATATGCAAGAGCATAAGGGCGGCAAGGGCACCAAGCTGGCCTTGAAAAAGGGTGGCAAGATGGCTACTGGCGGCGTTGTAGATGGTCAAGGTGGCTATGCAACAGGCGGCGTGGTTAAAGGTCAAGGCGGCTATGCTTCGGGCGGAGTGATCCCCTCGCAAAGTAGCTCTAGCGCCTATGCCGAGTCGCGTGTTGATACCTCCCGTCCCGACAACTCTCCTGCAAAAACTGGTGGTGTAAAACTCGGTAATGCTGGCGGGTTCAAACGTGGTGGTTCAGCAAAAAAGCATTTCGCCACGGGGGGCAGTGTTAATAACGCTGGATCTGCCGTGGCAATGCCTCAAGGCCGCAAGCCCGCCTCCAAGCCTGTAGCCATCAATGAACTTGCTGGAACTTACAAGAGTGGTGGTCGGGTTGCTCCGGGTAACCGCGCACTGCAAGCAATCTCCAAAAAAGAGAATGCACCAGCAATGCGTGCAGCAAAAGCTGACAGTAACCTGAAGTACGGGCCTGCCAGTAAGATGAAACTCAAAGATGGCGGCAAAGTTGACCTGTCAAAAGGCGCATACGATGCCACTCTTGAAGAGCCTCCAATGGGCATGGGGTTTGCAAAGAAAGCACATAGTTTTATGGACAGCCTGTTTTCAGGCAAGAAGGAAGCTGGTGCTGGTCGTGGTTTTGTGAACCCAAAAAGCGTAACCAAGTCGAAAGAGTCGGTTACTGTTTCGCCAATGAAAAAAGGCGGAAGCGCTTGTTGAAAACAAGTGGGGGCTTCGGCCCCTGCTTTTAATTGGAGATAAATTATGGCTGATGCAGTCGCAAGTCAAACGCTCTTAGATGGTGAGCGAATGGCAATCATGAAATTTACCAACCTTTCTGACGGTACTGGTGAAAGCAAAGTTTTAAAGGTAGATGTTTCTGCGCTAACACCAAGTGCTTCTGGCAAAACTTGTACCAGAGTAACAATTACAAAGATCCATGCCGCAACGCATGGCTTGGAAGTACAAATTTATTGGGATGCAACCACAGATGTATTTTGCTGGTGTGTGCCACAAAATTCTCAATACACAATGGATTTTGAAAAGTTTGGCGGTTTAACTAACAACGCAGGCACTGGAGTAACTGGTGATGTCTTGTTCAGCACTGCGGATGCTTCTGCTGGTGACTTCTACACCATCGTCCTTGAGATGGTTAAATTTTACGGTTAATCATGCCAAGCAAATCACCAGCCCAACACAAATTGATGGCGGCGGTTGCAAACAATCCTGAGTTTGCCAAGAAGACTGGCATCCCTCAAAAGGTTGGTAAGGAATTTACCAAAGCTGATGAGGCAAAGAAAATGAAAGGCGGCGGCTTGTATGAAAATATCAATGCAAAACGTGAAAGAATCGCTGAAGGATCTGGCGAAAAGATGCGCCGAGTTGGCAGCAAGGGTGCTCCAACGGCTCAAGACTTTAAGCAGTCTGCAAAGACCGCCAAAGTAAAATGAGCAAAAAAAAAGTCAATCTTGCTGTTGGTCGCGGTGAAAAATTATCTGTTGCCAAAGGCGCTGGGCTGACTCAAAAGGGTCGCGACAAGTACAATCGAGAGACTGGATCAAACCTCAAAGCGCCGCAGCCAAAAGGCGGGGCACGCAAGGATTCTTTCTGCGCTAGGATGTCGGGTGTTGTAGAACACGCAAAAGGGGACGCTCCACGCGCCAAAGCATCGCTCAAGCGGTGGGATTGTCCCGGCTGGTAGAAGAGGAAAACACATGGCCTACTCTGGAACGGTTGGGACTACTGTAATCACAGTCCAAACTTTGATTGACCACGGCGCTCGTCGGTGCGGCAAGCTGGCCGAAGAGTTGACCTCGGAGCAGGTTCTGTCGGCCCGTGAGTCGCTGTTTTTCCTGCTGTCCAACCTGATCAACATCGGCATCCAGTATTGGGCCATTAGCAAGAAGGTATACGGCCTTCAGGCAGACAGTTTTGTCTACAAGCTACCCGTGGGTGGCAACGATGTTCTTCAAGCCTTGTATCGCCGTATAAACCGCCCTACGCCTAACGGTACGGGTGGATATGCGACAAGCGCTGGCGGTATCGTTGCAAATGCATTTGACAGCAATGTTGATACCGCCTGCACACAAAATGCAGTGAATGGAAACATCTCAGTCAACTTTGGTACAAACAATCCCATCTACGTTGGATCAATTGGCGTACTGCCAAATGTTTCTGGCTCTTTCAACGTGGTGTATGAGTATTCCACTGACGGGGCTACATGGAACACGCTTTTGGCTCCCGGAGCGCAGACTTGGGTAAATAATGAGTGGATCTGGACTGACATTGAGGCGGGCCAAACCGTTCAGTATTACCGCATCCGTGAGACTGGCGGTAACACCTTAAACCTGCGTGAACTGTATTTCGGCAACAACTCGACCGAAATTACCATGTCTCGATTGAACCGCGACGACTACACCAACCTGCCAAACAAGAACTTTACTGCAAACCAGCCGTTCCAGTTTTGGTTTAATCGCACCATCCCGCAATCGGAAATTTACCTTTGGCCTGTGCCATCTGACCCGTTTATCCAGATGACCGTGTGGTACTCGCGCCAGATCATGGACGTAGGTGACTTGTACGGAGAATTGGAAGTCCCACAGCGCTGGTATCTGGCTGTGGTGAGTATGCTGGCCCACCAGATGTCGCTGGAGTTGCCCGGTGTGGACATGAATCGCGTTGCTTACCTTGAAACGCAAGCGTCTAAGTACCTATCGCAAGCCGAAGAGGAAGAGCGCGATAAGTCGCCGATTTACCTAGCCCCGAACATAAGCCCGTACACAGCATGACAGCCGAAGTTTATTGGATTCGTGCAACTCACCATTCCGATATGACGTCGGAAGGCTACGTTGGCGTTTCCAGAAACTCAAAAAAACGCTGGTTATACGGTCACAGTTTGGCGCACCGCAAAGGTCGGCATGAAAATCCACATTTAGTCAATGCCATAACCAAATATGGCTGGGACAATTTAATTAAAACCATTCTTGTGGTTGCCGAAGAAGAATACTGTTACGACCTTGAGCGCAAGCTTCGCCCAACTGACAGCATTGGCTGGAATTTGGTGATGGGCGGAGGTAAACCGCCTGTGGCTAAGTTTCGTGGCGAAGGTTATGTCAGCCCACTCAAGGGTGTGTCTCGTTCAACGCCTTGGATGATTGGAAGAACACCCGCGAATTTAGGCGTGCCATCTTCTGATGAAACTCGTGCAAAGTTGTCAGCCAAGAAAAAAGGAAGCAAGCAAACGCCTGAGCAGATTGCCAAGCGCGTTGCTTCTCGACGCGCCACATTGGCTGCGCAAGGAAGGACTTCTTGATGGCAATCTTTCTGGACACCCTCGGATACTCTGATATTGCAATTGCGGTGTGCGATCGCTGCAAGATGAAGCGCCCACACGCTGTGATGCGCAACGACCCCAATTTTCCGGGTCTCAGGGTATGCAACGAGGGCTGTGCAGATCAGCTTGACCCTTACCGCCTGCCTGCACGCAAAACCGAAAGGATAACGATTCGGTTTCCTCGCCCAGATGTGAGTGTGGCCGTCGATCCCAACAATTTAACTGCTTCGGGTTCGTATGACGGCTACGTCATTTCACCGCAGCAAAATATTGAAACCCCGTCCAACAACGGAAATCTTGATGGCCTAGAGGTTCAACCGGAGTGATATGGCAAACGTAACAATCACCGATCTGCCAGCGGCGGGGCCAATTACTGGAACCGAGTCAGTTCCTATTGTCCAAAATGGGCAGACTTTGCGCACCACCACGGGCGCGATTGCCGCATCCCCGTCGCAGCCTTACACCTACCTGACCGTTACCCAAACGCCTCAGTTAGCCAACAGCCGATATTTTGGGGCGACCAACGGTCTGACGTTGTCTGACGGGGGCGCTCAGGGCGTGTTCAATATAACGACCACAGGCGCTTTATTGTCGTTAGTGAACTCTGGTACTGGGTTTCAAGTTAAAACGTCTTCTACGGCCATTACAGGCCGCTCTATCGTTGTTTCTGGGGCTGGCCTGTCAATCGCTGACGGTGATGGCATCGCTGGCAACCCCACAATCACTTTGGCTGGTCAAGTTTTAAATTTGTCCAACCTGAGCGCCAACGGCCTGATGGTGATCACCACGGCTGGTGCTTTGTCGGCAACGTCAATCCTGAACGTGGCTGACCAAACAGCCGTAACCAACGCTGACGGCACGGCTGGAAATCCGACCATTGGTTTGGCGTCAAATCCAATTATCCCCGGCACTGGATCCATTCAGATCCCCGCTGGCACAACGGGACAACGCTCTTCTGGCGTAGACGGAAGGATTCGCTACAACAGCACAGATGGAGCCTACGAGGGCTATTCCACGGGCGCATGGCGTCAATTCTCACTGTCTGGTGGCGTGACCTTGGTTAATACGGGGACGGGGCTTACGGGTGGCCCTATCACTGGCACGGGCACAATTTCTCTTGCTGACACCGCCGTTACTGCTGGCTCCTACGGGTCTGCTACTCAGGTAGGCACGTTCACCGTCAATGCCCAAGGCCAATTGACTGCTGCTGCCAACGTAACAATCACTCCTTCTGGCATTGGCGCGGTAGCGTCTGTGTCTGGAACCGCAAACGAAATAACCGCAACGGGCACATCTATTGTTGTGCTGTCCTTGCCAGCGGCTCTGACGTTCACTAGCAAGACGGTGACAGGCGGTACGTTTAACATGACAGCGGCGACTGTTGGGTCGGACACTGTTGCTACCTTGACCGCAACTCAAACGCTGACAAACAAGACCATCAGCGGTTCGTCCAACACCCTGAGCAACATTGGCAACGCAAGTCTTACCAATAGCTCGATCACCATCAATGGCAACTCGGTGAGCTTGGGCGGATCAACGACTGTGACGGCCAGCACCACCAGCGCACTGACCATTGGGACTGGGCTTTCTGGGACATCCTTCAATGGATCAACACCAGTGACCATTGCCATAGACGGCACGGTGGCAACACTGACGGGCACGCAGACGCTGACCAACAAGACGATCAGTGGCGCAAGCAACACGCTGACCAACATTGCAAACGCAAGCCTGACCAACTCGTCTGTGACTGTTGGTACTACAGCCATTGCTTTGGGCGCGTCAAGTCTTACCTTGGGTGGCTTGACTTCTGTTGCTGTAACGCAAGACCCAACATCTGCATTGCAATTGGCAACCAAACAGTACGTTGATGCTGTTGCAGAGGGTCTTCACATCCATGCATCTTGCGCGGCGGCAACACCGGGTACGCTTGCCTCAATCACTGGCGGAACGGTCACCTACAACAATGGTACGGCTGGTGTTGGCGCTACCTTAACCTTGTCGGTGGCTTTGACCGTTTTGGACGGATACACACTGCTCAACGGCGACCGAGTCTTGGTCAAGAACGAAGCGACTCAGGCCAACAACGGCATCTACACATGGGCCACTGGTGGTACGGTTCTAACCCGTGCAACTGACTTTGACACTGCCGCCGAGATGGCAAGCGGTGACTTTACATTTATTTCTAACGGCACTTTGTACGCCAACACAGGATGGGTGCAGACTGACCCAGTGACTGTTGTTGGCACAAGCCCCGTGACATGGATACAGTTCTCTGGCGCAGGCACTTACACAGCGGGCACGGGACTGACCCTCACGGGGAATCAATTTAGCATCACCAACACAGCGGTGACTGCGGCTGCATATGGATCTGCCTCATCGGTGGGTACTTTCACAGTCAACGCCCAAGGCCAACTTACCTTGGCGGCAAGCACCTCAATTGCCATCAACGGCAACCAAATTACATCGGGCACTGTTGGCGTGGCTTACGGAGGCACAGGACTGGCCTCTTACACGATTGGCGACATGGTGTACGCCTCTGGTGCTACAACGCTCTCCAAGCTGGCTCTAGGCGCTTCTGGATACGTCCTGACGGCTGGAGCAAGTGCGCCCCAATATGTGGCCCAAAGCACCCTGTCGGTAGGCTCGGCCACCAACGCGACCAATGTTGCAATTACGGCCAACTCAACCAATGCGACAAATTACTTGACGTTTGTTTCTGCGACCACTGGAAACCTGCCGCAGTTGGTAAACTCGGCTATCACCTGTAACCCGTCCACCGGCCAGATAACTGGCGGAATTTCTGGCGGAACTTTCTGAGGAAGAAAAAATGGCACAAAGCGGATACACCCCAATTCAGTTGTATTTAAGCACTACCGCATCCGCTGTTCCTTTGGCGGCAAACCTAGCGGCTGGTGAGTTGGCAATCAACACCAATGACGGAAAGCTGTACTACAAGAACAGTTCGGGCGTGGTTACGTTGCTTGCTGGTGCTGGTGGTGCTGGTATTGCTGCTGGCTCTAACACCCAACTTCAGTTCAACAACAGCGGGTCATTTGGCGCATCTGCCAACTTGACTTGGAGCGGAACTGTACTGTCTACCACGGGCTTGACCGCCACTGGTGCGATCACGCTGAACACCACGACCAACAACCAGTCTTACACCACTACTGGCGCTGGCACGATTACGATCTCGTCTGGCACTACTGGCACGATTGATGGGATGAACATCGGAGCCACCACTGCCGGTACTGGTAGGTTTAGCTCCATCACCAACACTGGATTGACATCGGGTCGCGTGGTGTATTCAACCACCAACGGCCTTGAGACTGACTCCGCTAACTTGACCTTCAACGGAACCACGCTGACGGCCAACACCATCGGAGCATTCACCCTTAGCGGAACAATAGCTGGCGGTGGTAACCAGATCAACAACATCATCATTGGCACTTCTACGCCATTGGCAGGTACGTTTACTACGCTTACCGCTACTGAGTTGACCAGCTTGGCAAAGACTGTAACGATAGGCAGTGGAGCCTTCAACGGAACGGCTGTGTTTGCCCCAACAACGCCTGCCAAGCTATACCTTAGCACTGGCACGGTGACCGACACCACCTCTGCAATTGGCGCAACAAACGCAACTGGCGCAATTAGCTCTTTTGCTGTCACGCCCATTGCTGCAAGCAACACCAGCGTCACCTACACCAACGCAGCGACTTTGTACATTGCAGGCGCACCGAGCGCTGGCACGAACATCACGATCACTAATCCGTACTCGCTTTACGTCAACGCTGGCGCTGCGTACTTGGGCGGGGGCGTTTCCGCCACAAGCATCACCGACTCAGGCAACCTGACGTTCACAGGAACAGGCAACCGCATTACTGGTGACTTTAGTAATGCGACTGTTGCTAGTAACGTAATTTTCCAAACAAGTACAGTAAATAGCGGTTCTTATGTTCGTGTAATGCCAAATGGAACTGCAACCGTTTCTGGTTTTCAAGCTTATGCATCAGGTACTGACCCCGACAATACATCTAATTTTCAAATAAGAATTGGGTTGGACAACAATCAGTGTATTTTGTATTCAAATAGAACAGGCACAGGCACATACTTGCCGATGTCCTTTAATACTAGCGGGTCAGACAAGCTAACCATAGCCGCTGACACCACAGGCACATACACATTCGGTGGTACTGCGCCAAGGATTACTGGTGACTTTAGTAATGCAACTATTGCTAGTCGTGTGGCGTTTCAGACATCTACAGTAAACAGCCAAACTACAGTTGGAATTATTCCTAACGGGACTGCCTTTGCGTCTGCACTTTCTTTAGAAGGCGATAGCGCTCTTACAAACGGCACAACTTTTCAATTTGTAAATAATTTTTCTAGCGCAGGAACTGACTCAAGGATTATTTCTGGCATCCGTGGCACAGGCACATACCTACCAATGACCTTCTACACAGGAGGCAGTGAGGCTATGCGTATTTCGTCTACTGCTGGAAGTTTAGGTTCAGTAGGCATAGGGTATTCATCAACCTTAACGGGCATTGGTAACAACGGTCTTGCTGTGCTTGGCTATGTTGGTATTGGAACTACCACCCCAACCAACAGGTTGAACGTGGTGGCATCTGACTCAACAAACATTGTTGGGGCATCCACCGCAGGCATAACCATCACGAACACTTACACAGGTGCGTATGGCTACTCGTCCGATTTAATTTATGGACTTGGCGGTGGCGCTGGAACAAAGCTGGCTGGCATCTCTGGCGTCTACACCTCTGGCGGTGGGGAATTAGCACTTTACACATACAACGGCACTACCTTTGCCGAGAAAATGCGTATTCTTGGTAATGGGAATGTTGGCATAGGGACGAATTCGCCAAGCAACAAATTAGACGTTAGTGGTACTGGGACTGTTAGTGCAAGGGTTACATCTTCATCTAATACTGGCATTTCGTCTT